CCGGTGGCCCCCACCAGACTGGCGCCCAGACCCACGGCCTGCAACGCCGCAGCGGCAGGCACGAAGATCCAGTCGCCGCTGCCCGCAGCGTTGCTCCAGCCGGTCTGAATATCGGTCATAGCGAGTGGTTGGCGCTGCCCGAGGTGCCAGATCCGGTGGAAACGCCGGTGTGGCCGTGGGCGTTGAAGGTGGAGCGGATGGTGCTGAGCGCCAGCGCGGCGCTGCCATTGAGGCCGGTGATATCGCCGGCAACGGTGAGGTTACCGGTCAATTCCACATCCGGCACGTCGATCGTCATCTTGCTGGCGTTCTGGATGATGAGCGGCAGGCCGGCGCAATCGAGCACCGGCCCTGCGGCGGTGAATTTGAGGATCACCCCGCGGACATCGTACATGGCCGTGTCACCCGGGCTAAGGCCGGTGGGGCGCGAGGCGCGGTGGTTGGTGCCGATGATGATGGAGCAGACCCGCTGACCGCCCCGCCGCAACATCACCACCTCGCTGCCCAGCGGAGGAACGGAGGTGAAGCCGAAGGAGAAGATCCGCCGCACTCCATCCAGCACCCTGGCCATGAAGCCGCTGCCGACAGCACCTTCGGTGATCTGCAGCCGTTGTGTCTCGCCGCTATCATCCACGCCAGTGACGTTGCCGGCGCCAACCATATTGGCGATGGGGCGGGAGACGGTCATTGATTGCCCCCCTGCCCAGCATCTGCGTTGACGGGCTTCACATCCGCAGCGCTGACCGGCTGCAGCACAATGGGCTCAGGCGTAAAAGCGAGAGATGGCATGGCGACAATATCAGCGGTGGTGCCGGTCTCATTGTTCCGCTTGAAGGTCACTTCCGAGAGGATCAATTTTTCTCCCGTGGTAGCGGCCGGCAGCCATACGGGCATCAGCGTGTTAGGCGCCCAGAGCTTGCCCGCCTTATCGCGCCAGCTGTCGACCGTGGCCAACACCACATTGCTGCGACCTGCCCGACGGGCCATTTCCCACTTGGCCCGCTTTTCCGTGAAATCTTCAGGGTTTGCGGCCCCATATTCCTCGATCAGATACATCAGCCGATGCCGCGGAACATTGGGATCGAAAACCGCAGAGAACAGGTCGGAACCCTGCACATCGCCCTCTGTATCAGCGGCGATCCCGACGCAGATATATTCGGAATAGCGCTGATCCATCGATCGCTCGACAGACCAGGCCTGCACGTTCACGCCCCATGAAATACCGCTGGCGGCCTGTGTGCTACCGGCATTGGCCAACACCAGGTTGCCGAGGCTGTCTTCATACGCGAGCAAAGCCGCGTTGCGCGCGACCCGCTGGATGATATCGGCAGCCGTCTCGCCATAGTTCAGCGGCCAGCTGGGCACATCCGGGCCCGGGCTGGCGCCATTGGCCAACACCACATTGATCCCGTAATATTGGGCCAAGCGCTGGGCGATAATCAGGGCATTGCCACCGATCATCTGGTGCGAGGGCCATTCCGCCCCGCAATCCACCAAATCCGACGTCTTGCCGCGCCCGGTGATCTCGATCCGGTGCGTGTTGGCATCGCCATAATCCCGCACGCGATCGACATAGCCGGTGATCACCGTATCGGCCCCCAGTTTCACCACACAGGGATCACCGGCCTCAACCGGCAACTGGTCGGTAGGGCCATTGCTGGCTGTCACCTGGAATGTCGGCGGGAAGCCCTCGGTGCGCAGCGTCACCTCGATATCTTCCCATCCGGCGATCTCGGTGCCGTCGACGATCAGGGTGAGATCATCGGTAGCGGCCACGGGCTTGTTGGCCACCACCACGATATCGGGGCCGGTGAGGTCAGTGCTCATGGGCTGTCTCAGCTGGCCAGCGCCTGGAAGGTGGCGGGCATGAAAAGCGGGTGCACGGGATCTGCCTGGGCGATCAGCTGATCGGCCCGGCTGCTGTCGGCATAGATCTGCTGGGCCAGCAGCAGGGCCGGCAGCGGCTGCCCGAAGGCGAAGGTGGTGAGCTGCCCCAGCGTGGCACTGGCCGCGCGCAGTGAGGCGGCGATCTGGTTGCGGCAGGCATCGAGCGCGGCCCAGGCGTCATCCTCACCGGCATCGGCCGCTGCTACCGCCAGCGCATCGAGGACCGGGGCGATCTGCGCCAGGCGCGCGGCCGCATCATCCAGGCTGGACGGCTGATATTGCGCCACCACATCGGTGAGTGCCGCCGCCGCCGCCCGCCAGATCATGGTGGTGATCACCTGGGTGGCGCTGGTGGAAAGCCCGGTGAGGCTGGCCGACAGCACCCCCAGCAGGATGCGGATGGCATCGGCCGGATCCGCACAGCAGGCCAGCAGCGCCTCGATCAGGGCCGTGGCTGCCGTGCCCACATCGCTGATATCGGTGAGATCAGCAGCCGCAGCCGTGCTGGCCAGCGTGCTGGCTGCGGTGCTCACCGCGGCCTGCTCTGCCGAGGCATCGGTAATCAGATCATCGATCGTCGTGTCAGGGGTATAGCCGGTGGGGTTGCTGCCGGTGAGGCCGGCATTGGCACCGGCCGAATAGCGGCCATAGGACGTGCCGCTGGCCGCAGGCAGCACGGCCGAGATGCGGAACAGCGCGGTGGCATCCTGCGCGAAGGCGATGATCTTGGTAGACCAGCCGGCAATGGCGCCGACGATATCGGCCCGCACGCCGGCCAGGCTGAGCACGCCAGTGGCCTCGGCCAGGATCGTCGAGGTGCTGATCGAGCCGCCGGAAACCAATGTGGCAACGGTGGATGCCGCGATCTTGATCAGCGCCGTTTTCAGCTTGCTGGCGGCCTTGGTGGTCTGTGTGGTCTTGGTATAGCCGCTGGCGGTGGTGGTGCTGGTGGTAGAGGTGGCTGCCGCCGCGGTGGAAGTGGGATAGGCCTGCTGGCCGCTGGCGATGAATTCGAGGCTGACCTCGGAATAGTTGGAGGCCTCGAGCCCTTCACCGATCGACCAGCGCTCGAGCATCACCGTGAGCGAGCCCATGGTGGGATGCACCAGCGTGCCCGTGCCCTTCTTCTCGCAGGCGCTGACCAGCTGCGCGCGCTGCAGGGCAATGGCTGCGCCACCGAATGTCACGTCGCCATCGACGACGAAGCCGCGCAGCACATAGCGCTCGGCCTGGCGCCCCATATCCTCAGCCCAGCCCACCTCCTTACCCGGGTACTGGTGGAGCGCGACGCGCCGGCCGCCATTGGTCTCGGTGCTGGTGACGGCGAAGGAAATGCCGCGCCAGCTGGCCGGTGCAACCGGCGTGTAGGTCCGCTTTGTCGCCGAGGAAGAGGCGCCCGCCTGCCCCTGCACCGCGCTGGACTTTGCCGCGCCGCCGGCCGCCTTGCCGCTGGTGAGCTTGTTCACCGCCTGCAGCGCCAGCGTGGAGGCGGAGGAGGTCAGGCTCATGGGCGTCTCAACAAAAAAGCCGCCCGGGTGGGGCGGCCAAATTCAGGTTCAATGGTGCGGCGGCAGAGCCTCAGTTGGGTATCGACTGACTGACTGCGCCCTTGTCACTACGTGCGGTGAAGCGCGTGCCCGGCGGCAGATTTCGCGCTTCGACCAGCAAATGCACATTGGTAGGTGTGGGCTGCATGGCCACGCCACCAATGACCCGGTGCACATAATCGCGGGTTTCCCGGAAAGGGATCCGTTCTGCCCACTGCGCATCGCTGATATGGCCTTTGCGCGGATCGCCATTCGTGCGGATCCAGTTGTCGACGTTGCCCTCGCCGGCATTGTAGGCAGCAGCGGCCAAAGTCTGGTCGCCACGATATTTTTTCGCCAGCATCCCCACATATTTCTGGCCGAGGTCGCGATTATAGGCCTCGTCTGTGCGGAAGCGCCACGGATCCCAGGGAATGCCGGTGCGCCGGGCAACCATCTGCGCGGTGCTTGGCAGCAGCTGCATCACGCCAACGGCCCCCTTGGGGCTGACCTGCCCCTGCCGCGATTGCTCGCCATTGCGCTCGATCGAATCAGGCAGGTTGCCAGTGGGCACGGGCGCGGCCTGCGCGCCGCCCTGCCCATCCGGCTTGCCGCCCATGAGGCGGTGGATGGTATGAAGAGCTGTCCAGGCCAGAGGATTGGTGGCGAGAAGGAAGTGATCGACCGCATCGCCAAAGCCTTTGGCAGCGTCGCGAAGAGCGTTCACTGCCGGCTTGAAATTGCCAGACACCGCATCTGCAAAGGTGCGGGCCGCCGACAATTCGCCATCCAGCAGGCCCTCGGTAGACGTGGCGGCAAAGTGGCCGCCCTGAGCCTCTACCCGATCCTTGATCTGGCTGAGCCGGGTGTTCTTCTGCTGCAGGCGCTCTGCATCCGACAAATTCTGATCAGACTGCACATTGGCATATCTGCCGGCATCGGTCATTTGGTCCGAAAGGGCCTTGCCACCCTGGGCAAAGACCGGGATCGCTTCCATCGGAATGCCCCATGCGCGCGCCAGCGTGCGCCGGCCGCTGGAATTCTGGCGCTTGATGGCATCCGCAATGGCCGGCACCATGGCATCAGTATTGACCGAGCCATCCTTGTTCATCTGGAACTGGATGCCCGTGCGCCGCAGCATGTCGCGGGCCTGCCCGTTACGCCCATATTTCGCATCGTTGAGGGTTTCGGAAAGGCTTCCCATCGCCCCCTGCGCCGCGCCCTTATCCATGCCCATCTGCTCGGCAGCGGCCATGAATTCCTGCAGCGCTTGCTTGCCCACGCCCATGGTGGTGGCGAAGCGGCTGACCTTGGCAGTTTGCTCGGCCCAACTGGCGCCGAACTTCTGCACCGCAATCGTGCCTATCACCGCGGCGGCACCGACAGCAGCGATTGTGCCGGCCACCGTGCCCAGTGCCGCTTCCATCACGCCGGCGCCTTCACCGGTTTCGACAAAGGCCGCTTTCAGCGCCCCGAAGCCATCGCCAGTGCGGCGCGCCATATCGCCGATGCCACCCGAGATAGTCGTTTTGCTGCCGAAGGCCCTGGCCAGCCCCTGCTCGACCATCTTGAACGAGGTATGCGTGCGCTGGGCAAAGCGGCGCAGATTACGCTCGCGGGTGCGGGTCTGCTTGTCGTCGTCGTTAGCCGCTTGCTGGGCCGCCTGGCGCTGCGCCTGCGACAGGCGTTTACCCAGCTTCTCGGCATTGCTGGCGAACCGGGAGAGGCGCTTCTCTGCCGCCTTGATCCCCGCCTGGGTGTCATCTGAGGCGCTGATCGGCAGATTGAGCCCGGAAATATCAGTCGACATGATCAGACCATTCCAGCCAGTCGTTCAACATCGACCACGGATAGGGGTAAAGCTCGGGTGGCAGCTTCGCGAACTGGCGCCCCAGCAGCGCCAGGCGCTGACGCCAGTCGATCGGCCTTAGCGCAAAAAACGGCCGAGATACTCCGATGCGCGGCGGACCGGGCGAACGCCAAGCTTGCGCACGGCAGCTTCCGGCACCCCCGAGATCAGCGCGATCGCCTTCACATCGGCTTCCCAGCCCGTGAACTTGTCGAGCTCGATCATCTCGCCGGCAGTAGGCTCGCGCAGGCGCAGCAAGGGGTAGCTTTCGCTTCCCAGCTCCACCGGCTTGGCAAGCGGGATTTCCAGCGCTTCGGGCGGATCGAGGCGCTTTTTCAGCGCATCCACCAACGGCAGGAGAGCTGCCAGCGCGTTGGCTTCATTTTCCGAAAGATCGCACTCAGCAACCCGCCTGCCAAAAGCGGCCAGCTGATCGGCAATAGCGGCCAGAATGTCTTCGCCAGAGGCGGCTTGTTCGGTTGCATCAGCCATATCAGTTCTCCGTCACGCTGGCCGAGGCAAAGCGGATGCTGAAGGTGCCATCCTCGGTGTTGACCTCGGCCGGTTCACCATCGCGCCAGGCGTTCTGGGCGATGATCACCTTGCCGTTGATCAGGCTGGCCACCACGGTGACGCCATTGGCGCTGTTCAGCGTTGCCATCGAGACAGCGCCGCTGTCGCGCCCCTGCCAGGCGATATGGCCGGCGGCCGGCTTCTCGCTGTAGCCATGCACCGCATCCTGCCCCGTGAGCGTTTCGCGCGTGGTGGAACTGACCAGATAGGTGCCCTGGCCGGCGACGGCATAGGTGACGCCGTCGACCGTGATCGAAAGGGTTCCCGCGATTGCAGACATGGGGGCCTCCTCAGCTCAGGCGGAACTGCGCCAGCATGGCGAACTGGCGCAGCTGATCGATCAGCACGGCCGGCCACAGCACGTTGACGCGGTTGGGGTTGGTAGCATCCTTCTCGACGACGAGATTGGCCGCGAAGACGGACGATTGCTGGACGAAGCCATCGGTCTCGAGCGTCTGGTAGGCCGCGATGATGTCGGCGCGGATGGTGGATGGGGTGACGATATTGCTGTTGGCCGGCAGGCGCGTGCCATCGGCTGCCAGCTTCACCCGGGCGTATTTCGTCTGCACCCAGCTCTTCATGTAGCGCAGCACATACATCAGCGTGTAGAGCGTCTCGACTTCGAGATAGGAATTGTCGGCCGCGCCCTGGCTGTTGGTGGTGTAGGTGGTGATGATGTTCTCGATCATCACATTGCCGCTGGCATCCACCGTCCAGGTGGCGCAGCCACTGTAGAGCAGCGTGGTGTTGCGCACCGTGAGCGGGAAGCGGCTTGCCTGCAACGGCGCCAGCAGCCCCGGCACCGTGAGGAACTGCAGCGGCACCGCCGGATCATTGCGCAGGCTTTGCGCGGCAGCGCCCGCGAAGGCAGACGCCCATGCCCAGCTGGGGTTCGGCCCATCGTAAAAGCCGATCGCGGTCAGGTGCTGATCGTTGCGGGCGGCAGTGGCCGCCGCCACCGTGCCGGCGGTGCCGCGCAGTGCGATCCAGCCATGGCCATAGAGCTGCTGGAGCGGGTTCCAGCGGCCGGTTGCATCGCTGAGGAAGGTTTTGAGCGCGGCCAGCGCGGTGCTGTCGGTGAGCGACAGCACGATGAAATCGTAGGTCTTGTCCACCAGGGCCGCCAGTGCATTGGTGATCGCCGGATTGCTGGCGCCGCCAGCCATGGCGACAATCGCGATGCCGACGCCGGCCGGCAGCGCCTCGCCGCCGGCAACCCCGCGATAGTTCACCCGCACGTCGATGTCGTTGCCGGCCAGGCCCGCATTGCGCGCGGTCAAGGTGACCACGCCGGCCGCAGCGCTGGCGGTGACGGGCAGGCCGCAGGAGATCATCGTGCTGATCGATTGCCCCGAGGAGGCGTTGATATCGGCCGCGATGTTGGCCGCGATGACGCTGGCGGTGTCGCCGCTATTGACCGGCACCGAGACCAACACGCCGGCGACATAGAGCGCGATCGTGCCGGCAGCGGTGGCCGGCCCGGTGACGGTGATCGTGCCGGTGGCCGCCGCGGCCCCGGCGGCATCGCTGAGCGGCAGCGCATGGACCTCGCCCGCGCTGTCGGCATTGCCATAATAGCCGGCCATCTGGGCGAGGATCGAGCCAAAGCCGGCGCCGGCGATCGCTTCGCTGACAGAGGCCAGGCGCACGGGCGTGTTGGCCGTGAATGTGCCCGCGCTCGTCATCTGGCCGATCAGCAGCGTGCGCTGCACGGTAGTGGCCGTGTTGGCGTAGGACGGATCGAGTTCGGCGGAGAACAGCGGCACCCGAAGGTTCGACGGGGTGAGCGTGAAGGGGACGGTCATGGCCGGTTACTCCCCCGCCCCGGCGGCTCCAGCCGCGCTAGTGCCCGCGCTTGCATCCGCGCTGATGGCCGGGCTGGCGCCGGGCGCCGCATCGGCCACCTCGGGCACCTCATCATCCTCGGCCACGGCCAGATCGCCATCGGCGACCAGGCGGGCGAAGGTGACATCGTGGGGATCGACGAGAACGCCGCGCTCATCGATGACGCGACGGGTCACCGGGTGGCGCACGAGGCGCCCCGGCACGCTGACAACGCGCATGGTGGAATTCCTATGGGTTGAGGGAGATATCCGCGCTGACCGGAACGTCGGGCGCGTAATTGGTGGCCGAGAGCAGCACGTCGGCGGCGTCATCGGCAGCGATGGCTGCGAAGCTGTCGGAGTCCTCGAAGAACTCCACCGCGAAATCCATGATGATGGCGGCCACGTGGGTGCGGCCCTCGGAATTGTAGGCCAGTTGGCTGTCGATCGAGGCGATCTGCTGGATCCGCATGAACAGCGCGTAGGAGTTGACGATGGCCACCTCGATCTGCCGCTTCAGCGCCCAGCAGGCGCCCTCTGCGGCGGCCGCGCCGGCATTGTCGGGTTCCGCATAGCTCTCCACCTCGCCCATCACGCGGATGGTGGCGGTGGTGGTGTACATCACCGTGCCGCGCCCGGCCGATTGCCGGTTCTCGCGCAGGATGCGCAGCTTGATCACCGGCAGCTGGCCGCTTTGCGCGGGCCAGTCGCCCGGCTTGTAGACGCGCGAGCCGGCGGCCGTGGCGCCGTCGGCCGTCAGGCAGGCGAGGAAAAGCGACAGCAGGCTGTCGGAGGTGACCGGATCTTGAGGGGCGGCCCAGGGCATCAGGCACCTGTCCACATCAGGTGGCACAGCACATGGCCATGGCCATCGGACAGCGGATTGCTGACGATGTAGGTTCTGCCGCTGGCCTGATCGATCACCCGATCGCCCTGCTGCGGCACATAGCCGCCCAGCGCGGCCACACGGATGCCCACCACCGGCTTTTGGACGGTGATGGCCATCCCATCATCGCCCGGCACGGTGACCGAGGCCTCCTCATCGAGCACGGCATCAGGCAGCGGGATCGGTGTCAGGCCGGCCGGCACGAACACGATCCCGCTGCCGAAGATGCCCATGACGGGGCTGAGCACCATGCTATTCCAGTCTATGGCCATGGCCTGTCAGCCCGATCCGAACTGTCAGGCCGCGCCCGACCAGAGCACTTCCGGCCGGGTACAGATGAACAGCGGGTAGGAATAGGCTTCCACGCGCCACCAGAACTTGCGGTCGCGATCGAAGATCGGGATCAGATACCAATCCTTGCCAGGCGTGTTCACCCATTCGAAGCTTTCGCCCGGGGCCAATGCCTGCCGGAAGATACCCGGCGCATCGACGGGGAAGAACTTCACCTTGGTGTCGGGCACCTTGATGGTGCTGTTGTCGTCCGACCCGCGATAGTTGAACCAGTGGATCCCGCCGAATTCCATGGCTGCGAAGGCGTAGCCCTGGCGCAGTTCCTGGGCGGCCTGCCAGTTGTAGTAGGTCTTCACCACGTCGACATGCTGGGTGAGCGCATCCCAGAAGGCATCGCCGCACAGGGCGAAGATCTTGGTCTCGGTGGTGAAGGCGCCCTTGGCCGCGCGCCACATGCCGCGCACCACCTTGTTGCAGATGCCGCGCAGGGTGAATTCGACATTGGCGGTGAGATTGAACGCCACCTCGGCCGGCTGCGCGACGCCGAATTCATCGAACCAGTTGTAGAGCTGGCTGCCATCGGCATCGAGCAGCACGCCCTGGATCGCGCCGAGGCGCATGTTTTCCCAGGTGTATTGCAGGCGCGGGATGAGGCCGGTGGGGCCAGCCACGCGGCGGGCGACTTCGGCTTCCACCTGCATCATCTCGGTTTCGGTGCCGAAGGCCCGGATGTTCTGGACCTCGTGCGAGTAGATCGTGTCGCCCTGCTCCAGGCGCGGCACTTCGAAATAGCGCATCATGCGCTTTTCGGTGGTGCGATCCTGCGAGGGCGGCGCGCCGCGCTGGCTGGACTGGATGAGGTTCAGCACGCCATCGCGGTTTTCGATGCCGAGGGCCGTGGTGCGGATGGGATACGGCTCGAAAATGCCCAGATCGCCCAGCTGGCTGGGCAGATAGGGGATCCGCTCGAAAGCGGCGGTCATCTGGAACGTCGAGAACGGATCCTGATGGAAGATATCAAGCGAGACCATGAAAGGGCTCCATCTGAGGGATGGCGGGCGTCTCGCGACGCGCGCAGTGCGGCTTGCCCAAGGCCGAATGGGCTTGTGGCGCTTCGATCGCCGAAGGGATCAGCGCGCGCGGATGCCGTTGGCGAGCAGGCCCGCGAGGCCGGCCTGCTGCTGGGCAGCGGTGGTGACATTGGCGCCCCACACCAGTTCGCTGGCGTTCACGACCGTGGGGCCGCGCACCACGCCAGCGGCCTTCTGGGCGGCGTTGGTGGTGTCCTTGCGGCCCGAGCCCAGGATCGCCACGGCGTTCTGCAGGCCGTTGGTCTGGGTGGGGTCGTAGGGCGCATAGGTGAGCGTGCCGGCAACCGTGATCACAAAGCCGTCGGCCGGGGCAAAAGCGGTGGCGCCTGCGGTGATGGTGAAGCCGATGCCGCCGGCGCTGAAGGCCACGCCGACCGTGCCATGCCCGATCTCGACGCCCGTGGGCGAGGAGACGATGAAGTGCGTGGCATCGTCGAATTCGACGACATAATTGCCCTGCGCGGCGCCGGTGCCCACGGTGATGGCGCCGAACGTGCCATTGCCGGTGTTGGTGCCCAGCGCCACCTCGGTGGCCGTGCCGGTGAGCAATGCGCCCAGCACGGTGCCGGCGGTGATGATGCCATAGCCGGCAGCAAGGCTGATCTGCTCGCGCGTGTAGATGCCGTCGGACGGCTCCCACACGAGGAAGCCCCAACCGTGCCAGAGTTCGCTGATCGGGGTGACAAGGGGGTTGCCCATGACGGTGTTCCTTCAGAAAAGAGGGGGCCGGCCCGCTTCGGCCGGCCGGGATGGATCAGCGGCGGCCCTTGCCGATCACGCCATCGATGGCCGCGCCCCAGCCACGCTGGACGGCGGCGCCGCGCGGCTCCTGCGGGGCAGTGCCGCCGACGCCCGGGTTGCGGGCGCTGCGATCAGAGCGAGCTTCACGCTGGCCATTGTCGCGCTGGCGACCTTCCATCGAGCGCGCGGCCCGGCTGACCGAGCGCACCGCGCGGTGACGGCCGATCGGGCTTTCCATCTGGGTGAGCGCGATCTCGAGTTCGGGCGGATTGCCCATGGCGCTCGCCACCGCCTCGAGAACGGCGCAGCAGCGCACCCGCTCGCGCCGGCGGGCGCTGGCGGCGGCCGAGCGGCCATTCATCTCGCGCTCGTCCTCCTCATCCTCGTCGTCCTCATCGGCTTCCGCACGGCGCGAACGGCGCGAACCGCGAGCGTTGGCGTCATCGTCACCCTCATCGCCCCCGTCGTCGCCCCCATCGCCGTCGGCCCGGCGGGCGCGGCGGGCGCCGCGCTGGTTGTCCTCGGGGTCGGCGTTGGGATCGCCCTCGTCCTCGCCCGGGCCATCCCCGTCGGCGCGGCGCGAACGGCGCGAGCGGCGGGCATCGCCATCGCCCTCGCGCTGCCCGTCCTCGTCCTCGTCCTCGTCCTCATCGTCTTCCTCGGCGCGGCGGCCCTGGCGATCATCGCCCTGATCACGCTCATCAGCGGCGCGACGCGAACGACGGCCGCCAAAGCCGGCGAGATGCGCAAAGCGGCTCGTGCCCGCCATCAAACGGCTGGTCATGTGAGTGTTTTCCTTGTTGTGAGTGCGTCTGTGGGCTTGGCGCCCGAAAGGATGGCCGCCTGGCCGGCCTAGCCCAGCTCTGTCAGCAGGGTTCTGAAGGCTTCGTCGGGCGCCATCACGGCATCGGCGAGGCCGTAATCGACACCATCGGCGCCGAGAAAGGTGCCGGCCTGGGTGTCGAAAACCTTCTTCCTGGGCAGCGCGCGATTGCGCGCGACGGTGGCATCGAAGAGATCGCCCACGGTCTCCACATCGGCCTTCAGCCGCTTGAAGGCCTCGTTCGACAGCTTGATCACTTCCGAACCTTCCGCCTTGAGGTCGCCCTTGGTGATCAGCGTGACCTCGACGCCGGCCATTTTCAGCGCTTCGGCGAAGCTCACATGCATCATGATCACGCCGATCGAGCCGGTTCCGCCGGTGCGCGGCACGGTGATGAACTCGGCCGCGCTGGCCAGCGCATAGGCTGCCGAGAAGGCATTCTCGCCCAGGATGGCCCAGATCGGCTTGGCCTTGCGGGCACGGTAGATCGTGTCGGCCAGATCGAAGCAGCCGGCTACCTCGCCACCGGGGCTGTCGACATCAAGGACGATGGCCCGCACCTTGGGGTTGGCCAGCGCATCGAGCAACAGGGCGCGGATCCGATCATAGCCGCTGATGCCGAAGAGCCCGGCCAGCCACCACAGATCGCCCACCTGCTGCACCAGCGTGCCCTTGACCGGGATGATGGCGACGCCCTCTACCACCTGCAGCGCGCCATCGACAGCGCCGCTAGTATCCCGGCCCAGCATCTCCATATCGCTGGCCGATGCCAGCTTGAGCAGGCGCACGGCCATTTCGGCGGCCTGCGGGGCCAAGGCGACCGGCGTGTTGAACAGGCGCGTGGCAAGGGCAAAAGGCAGCATCAGGCGGGCACCCGGGTAGCAGAGGGACGGCCATGGCGATGGGCGCGGAAATCTGCCGCGCGCGCATGGCCAGAGGATGGGCCAGAAGATGGGCCAGAGGATGGGGCAGCAGCCGCCGCCGAGGCGGGCGACTGATCCGCCATGGCATCAGCTGCGCAAGGGGGTGGTTGCATGCGCGCCTCGATCTCCGCGCTGTCCTCACAGACGCGGATCACCTCGCCGCCGATCAGGTGGATGGCGGCACAGCCATCGGTTTCGTCGAGCCAGGCGACGGCGGCGGCAGCGATCCGCACGCTGCGCCGGCCGCCCAGCCGCGTTGCATCGAAGAACATGGTCACTCGGCCTCCGGTGCTGCGGCCACGGCATTGGCCGCCCGATCGGCGCCCATCCATTCGGGCTGGGGCAGGCCCAGCTCGCGCATGCGGTGATATTCGCGGGCGCGCTGGTCGAGGTTCTCCTCCCAATCCGCGCCCTGCTCGGCACAGACCTGCTCCAGCGTGGCAAAGCCCGCATCGAGGCCCAGCACCGCGCCCTGCCGCTCTGCCACCGGATCAACCCAGCCCCGCGGCGCCCCCAGCCATTGGCAGCGGGCATAGGCGGTGCGCGCCTCGGCAAAGGCGGGCGCATTGCGCGGCAGCGGCACCAGGCCGCGATCGTGCAGCTCTTCCAGCCAGGTGCCATAGACCGGCGTGGAGGTGTTGACGAAGAAATCGGCCAGGCGGCGGCGGAACATCTTCTCCGATTCGACGATGCCGGCACGGGCCGAGGACCAGCTGCTTTCGGAATAATCGTTGTGCGTCTGCTCGGCCGAGAGGCCCAGCACCTGCCCCATCGAGCGCAGCATCTCATGGGTGAAGCTGGAGAAGCCGCTGTTGGGCCGCACGGGGGCGACCGTCTTGATATCCTCGCCGGGGGCCAGCGTGGCGATCTTGGCGCCGCTGACCGAGATATCGCGGTCGCGGTGGAAATCTGTGCGCAGGTTCTGATACCAGCCCCAGGCCATTTCGTCCTGATCGTCGTCGTCGAGCGCCTGGCGGACCATATCCAGATCGAAGGGCGAGGTGACATAGAGGCCGAAGGCCGAGGCGACGGTGGCCGCCGACAGCTCGACGTTGTAATATTTGGCCAGCATGCGCAGGCGCCCCAGCACCGGCGCGAAGATCGACATGCCGCGATGCTGCTGGAAGCGATCGGGGTCGTAATCGTGGAAGACGCGCTGCCACCCGTCCGGGTCCTCGCGCGCCACCCGCTCCCATTCCATGCTCTCGACGGCGTTATACCAGTCGTTCTGGTGGGCCTTGCGGATGTGATAGGCGATGGCGACATCGTCATCATCGACCTCGACGCCGCCGCGCATGTAGCGCGTGTCTGGCCCCTGGAAGGGGTTCGACAGGCGATCAGGGTCAACGCCCTGAAAGCAGGTGGCGAAAGCCGCGCCCTGCTCCAGCCGCCGATCATCGCGCCAGTGGGAGAGGATGATGCTTTCCCCGTCCACCAGCTTGTGCCCCAGCGCGAGGCGAAACATCTGCGTCATCGTGTGGCGGCGCGCCAGATCGTTGAAGCGGCGCAGATCCTGAGACCAGCTGCGCCAGTGCGCTTCCACCGCCTGCCGGTATACCTCCGCCCATTCGGCATCGAAGCCCAGCGCGCGGTAATCCGGCTTCACCACCAGGCGCAGATGACCACCGATGGTGGAATCCAGCAGGCGCCCGATCGCCCCCTTGGCCCAGGCATCATTGCGATAGATGTCGCGCGCGCGGGCGGTGACGCGATCGCGGTAGAGGTTGATCTCGCGATCGGGCGAATTGATCCACGGCACCCAGTCGGCCGTTTCAGCCGAGGTGAAGTCCTGCGCGTCGTAGGGAAACCACTGCGGCGCAGGCCCGTTCAAGGCGCGCATCCGGCCGCGCGGGCCAGCGGCCTGCTCGCGGATCCGCGCAATCTCGCCCGCCGGGATGAGGTTTCCGTTGGGATGATAGACCCTGGGCGTGCCGCTCATCGGAACCACACCCTGGCCGGCCGGCGCGCACGGCGGATGATGCCCAGCTCCTGCTGGATCTGGCGGATCAGCATGTTGAGGCTGGCCATATCGGCCTGCCGGTAGCTCACCGACTTCGCGCCATCGCCCTGGGCATAGCTGGCCGAGGCCACCTGCTGGCCGCTTTGCAGCTGGAACAGCGCCAGCTGGGCGCTGGCGAGCCACTGTTGCAGCGTGGCAGGGGGAATGCCCGCCAGCACGGTGGGATGGGAAAGCGACATGCGACAGATCCTGTGACGGCCCGGCCCGGGGCTTCAGGCAAGGCGACTTCAGGCAAGGCCGCGGCTGAAGCCGCTCCTGCGCCTGGGTGTGGAAGCGCCGGCCGGCCGGGGTGGGCCGGCCGGCGCGGCCGCCGGTGAAACGGGTGCCGGCGGCGTGGGCGCGGATGCTTCCGCACCCGGTTGGGGCAGGCTTTGCGCCCCCTCGGTATCCTGATCGTCCTGGGCCCCGGAGGGCGCCATGGCGGTGAATTCGGCGCCGACGGCGTCGGCCTCCCGGTTGAGCTTCAGCCCCATGTGCATGAGGCCGTGGAGCGCGGCATAGGCATAGACCCGGCAATCGAGCGCCTCATTGGCCCGGCCGGCCTTGGGCACCCACTTGCGCCGGCGCTGGGCGCCATGCCCTTCCCACACGATCTCTTCCGAGGTGAGCTGGGCAAAGCGGGCCAGATCGGTGTGGATGTTGAAGTGCATGTAGCCCGGCCCGGGCTTGTCCTTCGCCAGCGAGGAGCGGACGAAATCCTTGCCAGCGTTCACCCCGATGATGATCGGGCGGAACGACTTCTTGCTGCGCGAACTGGGCCGCTTGATCGGCCAGACCGGATTGGTGAAGCCGGTGCGTGCGCTTTCACCCTTGATCGCCCAGATCTTGCGACCCAGGCGCGCCTTGGCGAAATTGTAGACGGCATCCGTGTGGTGGCCGCCCGAATCGATGCAGGCCGCGCGCAGGGTGAATGCCCGGCCATCGGCCCGGTGCCACGCGCCGGCCAGATAGGCATCGAGCGCGGCCTGTGTGTCGGGGTGCGAAATTTCCCCGTCGATCACGTGATAGTCGATCGACCAGCTTTCCTCGTTGCGCCCCCAGCCAACGATCTCGATCTCGATGCGATAGTCCTGCACGTCGATGCCGGCGACGAGCACGGCAACGCCGGCAGGCACGGGCGCATCCCACACCTCGCAGCGCGCGGCCAGCGCATCGAGGCTGATGTCCTTGCCGGTGTTGCGCCGGTAGGGCAGCGCCGCCTGGGTGTTCCACCAGACCTGCAGCTTGTCCTCATTGCCCTGGGCGGCGAGGAACTTCTTGGCGATGGCGCCGGGATTGTCCTTCGACCAGGGGCTGTAAAGCTTGCTGGCCTGGAAGCCGGCGTGCTCATTGGACACTGCCCAGGCGCCGCAATGGGCGCATCTGGCGCGATAGACGCCCCAGCGATTGGAGGCCCACCAATCCCAGATCTGCCCCACTGGCGCGGCATGGCCGCCGCGCCAGCAGCTGGCATAGGCATCGAGCGGCAGCTGGCGCTCGCCG